TCTCTAAGCAATTCATTTTGAATTACTTTAAGAGATTTTGGTACAGAAACTGTTTTGTCCACTGCAAAAGAATAGCCTACTGCCTGCCCTGCTCTCGGATAAGGGTCTTGTCCCAGTATTACTACCTTGACTTCATTGAGTGGCATCCTGAACACATTAAAGATGTTTTGAGGCTGTGGATAGAACTGACACCTGGGAAGTATCTGGGTATTGAGTTCTACCATGCTTGGAATACTGAAAAGAGGTGTTAGCTGATGTTGCCATGAAGCATGTATGTTTACCGGAATACGCATTGGTTGTCTTTTAAAAATTGAATTAATCTTGTTTCATCTTTTTTTCTCAGCTCTGCAGGATCTTTGCAACCTGTAAGTAATGGAATGTAGATGGGATGTGCTTTTTGCTCTTGCAGTAGTTCATTGATATAATCTGCAAGCTCTTCTGAAGCTCTCAGACCTGTCTCATCATTGTCAAAAAGAATAGGGATGTTTTCATATCCTGCACAAAGTTCTATCAGCATTTCAGCAGGTGGCATCATACCTTCATTGGGGAACCAGACACTTTGTTCCACACCTGCATTTTTAACTACTCTCCAATCTTTGTAAGACTTTGTGATTAACAGTAGTCTGCCTGAAAAAGAGGCTGATTTTAAACCACCTATACTTCTTACAGTACAATTAGACAGCCACTTGGCTTTCTTATTAGCATGAGGTCTGTATACTTTAACTTTACCATCTTCAAACTCAGTATAGACATATCCTATATCTTCAGGCCTGATAACAAGCCATCTTTCAGATTTGGAAGAGTAGAATTTATACCATATTAAAGGTACTACTTTATCTTCTATGAGCTGTGCTCTGGTTATTCCATAAGGAAACCAGAACTCTTTATCTCTGAGTTGAAAATCCCTTGACTTAAATTGTATTTCAGAAGATTCCTTTACAACAGTGTGTTGCAGAGTTGGGAAATCCTTCATTGAAAAATGCCTGCCTATTATTTCAATAGATTCTGTGTAGCTTACCTTATAAGCATCCTGTATCATATTGAAAATGTCCCTGTGAGTAGGTTTGTCTGCAAAATCAATGAACCACAATTTTCCATTATACCATTCAAAGTAACAGTTAGGTGTGGTATCTGCTTTAAATCTGGAAAGAACCCTTTCATAAGGAACTATAGGATGACCTGTAATAAGCTTTTCAACAACTTTAGCCTGGTCAAAGTGAGTGAGTATCTGTTCTTTGGTAAGAAAACCTTCTTCATTGTATCCATACATGAGCAGAAAATTAAAGAAAAGCCTTACACTAAGCAAGGCTTTTCCATTTAAAATTAAAATGATTGTTCTTTTACCAGACTGAACCTGGATCAGTTGGACCTGCATCAGCAGAAGTTCCCATAGCATTTGCCGGAGCTTCTGTCTGCACTTCTTCTTTGCCTTCTTCCTGCATGTTGGCATACTTGCTGTTCATGTACCACCCTGTTCTGGTGAAAGGGTGTTCATTGCCGGCACCATCCACATACTTTAAAGCTTTTCTTTCCTTGTCATCAGGGTCAGCCACAATAACAGATTTCCAGCTTCCACCTGCAGGAGCTACTGCAGCACAAATAAATTTACCCTGCTTGGTCTTGTTAGGAATCTGTAAAAAAGTTCTGTTGTTTTCTCCTGTGATGCTCCACTGATATTCCATAAAGATGTCCAGAGAAATCTCTTTGGTGTTTGGTGGAAACAAAGCTCTTAATACTCCAATGTAATCTTTGAAGCTGTTAATAGGAGTTGTCAGAGCTGTTTGAATGGCTTCTGCCGGAACATAGCATTTCAGCAATGCCACCATCCAGGCATTAAATTCATCATAAGCTGCTCTGAACAGTTTCTTGGCTTCTTCAGTGCTTTCAGATGTAAATTCTACACCCTCTTTGTTGTACACTTTTTTCACCGGAAACTTTCTGCAGCTCACATCTCTGCCATTGACATCAAAGACAATATCCACTGCCTCTCCTTCAGCTCCTCCTGCACCACCATTAGTGATGTATTCAAACTTTTTTAGTTTGGCTGCACCTGCATTCAGTCCAAAGTCAAAAGGTGCACTTTTAACTTCATCATCCTGATAACCGTAGTTACTCATAATTGATACTTTACTTTGTTTGTTTGTTTAAAAGATTGTTTACTTCAATGGCTTAGTTAAAAGCTCCTGCTGTTTCAGCAGTAGTGGTAGCCTGCTGTTCATCACCTTCTGGTGCTGATTCAGCTAAAGGGCCACCTTCATGGGCATCTGCGGAAGCAGCTTCCACATCATCCAGCAATTCAAAAGATACTTCTCTTGGTTTGATGGTCTTTTTGTTTTTCAGTTTAGGATGTTGAAACATCTTTGCCACTTCAAACTTTTTCAGGCCATATTTTGTTCCAATGGCATCTCTGTCCAAGCCATCTTTCAAATCCTGAAGCACCTGGCTTACAGTGATGGCTTTCTTTTCTGGTACTGCAACATCTGTTGCATTTGTTGTTGTGTCTGCTGACATTTTCTAAAGATTTTTGAGTTTAATAATAAAAGAATTTTTTAATTTGCTTTACAGGATTTTAGCCTAAAGGCCCTGTTTCCTCTGTAACAATTACAGGCTCAGCTACAGTAGTGGCAACAGGTGCAACCTGTTCTGTAGCAGTTTCCGGCTGTGGTGCAACACTCTCTCCATGATAGTATTCATTGACTTTTCTGACAACCAAGCCAAGGTCATTGATTATGGTAGGAGGAAACATTCCCGGAGCTGATTTGGCTCCTGCTGTCTCTCCATCATCATTAGTCACATAATACCTTACCACTCTTTTGACATTGTTCTCACCGGTTTCCATACCAGTCTTGCCTATCAGGCAAATGTCAAACTTACCACCAGGAGTCAGGTACTCATCCACCATTTTACCTGTGGTCTTTAATGTGTACTCCACTCTGGATTCATCTGCTGCCAGAGGCTTCATCTGATAGTGTCCCATAACAATGATGTTCCTGTTTTCAAGACTCTCCAGAGCCTTAAAGATAACACCCATGTCATAGCCCACTTTTTTCGGAGCATCCCAGCCTGTCTTCAATGCGTTGTCCATGTAATAGTCCTGCATGATGTAGTTAGTGTCATCAATGACAATAGTTTTGATTCTCGGATTTGTTTTTAGCAGTACGAGTACTTCTGCTATCCTTTTGGGATCATTGGAAATAAAACGGCTTGTACCCCTTAAATCATCAATCTTTACAGGAACTCCCTTGCTCTTTGTAGAAGGAAAAAGCTTTTCACTGCCACGGAATGGCAAAGCTTTGGAGGTCACTGTAATGATGTAAGATTCTGCAGGATTTAACCCTTCAATACCCAATTCTGCACTTGGCCCTATTCCGGTACTTTTACCGAAACCTGATGGAGCCAAAATCAAGATTTTTGCCATGTTTTTTAGCGGTGTTTTTGACAAGTGAAAAATTAAGTTCTTTCAATCAGTTTGGTAAAATTGTTGTTACTGCCATTCATGTTCAGTCTGATATGCCTTGGACAGAAGGTTTCCCTGCTTTCCACCAAATGAAGGCTTCTGTAGTTGGGGTAGAGCACTTCTTTATTGTTGCCTATCAGTTTCATACCAAAATGCTTATCAAGATTGTACTTGTCATCATTGGCATTGAACATGGTGAACAGGTAGTTACAGGCTTCACTTAAATTTCCTGTGTCTTTCACATCATCTCCTGTGGGATACAAACAATCCTTCATGTACTTGAGCCTGTCTATATCAGACATACTCCTGTTGAGGTGTATGATATTGATGAATGTAAAATGACACAAATTTCTGAGCTCTTCCTGATACTCCAAAACTTTATCCACTGTTTCTTTTTTATTAAAACCTCTTTCCGGAGGTACTTTTCTCAAGGTATCCAGGATAATAAGCCGGTACTTCTCAGGTTTATCTGATTTGTAGCCTATCACCCTTTCTTTTTTAACTCTTTGTCCTTTGGCATCTGTGGTATAATACTCCTGATAAACAAACTTCCCATTGGCTTTTGCATAGTTGATAAGGTAGTTTCTGATACCGGTAGGATTCTCTCTTTGTTCTATAAAATCTATTCTTCCTTTTTTGATTTGAACACCATTTTCATCATACTCCCCAAAGAGTGGAATTATCCTTGTAAGATAGATATTTTTCAGCTTA